GGCCGACACCGACGGCAGCGAGCTCGCGGCCGGCATCGACTCCGACGACATCGAGCTGAGCGTCACGGTCACGGACGGCCCGCTGTGGTCGACCGATGACGGCGACTACCCCGTGGACATCCGCATCGGCGGCGGCGAGGTCGCCACGATCACCGCCTGCACCGGCACGAGCACCCCGCAGACCATGACCGCGACCCGCGGCATGAACGGCGTCGTCCGCGGCTGGCCGGCGGGCGCGACCGTGCAGCTGGTGTCCCCGATCATCGCGGCCATGTGAGGAGAACGAAGTGACGATCCTAGGTGGCCAGAAGGTGCCTGCCGGGCGCCTCAACAAGTTGCAGCCCACGCCCTATCAGGCGGTCGCCACGGGCACCGTGGTGGGCCCGCAGACCGCGGTGGACATGCCCGGGCTGAGCATCACGTTCGACACGGTCTCGGACAACGCGACCTACCAGGCGGTGCTGGTCATGGACGTGGACCTCACCGCGTCCACGACCGGCCTGGCGTCCGGGCGGATCATGGTCGACGGCTCCGGGGCCACCCAGTTCGCGGTCTTCTCAGGCCAGGTCAGCACCGACCGGGGGACGGTAGCGCAGACGTACCAGGGCACCCTCGGCACCGCGGGCGAGCACACCATCAAGGCCGCGGTGACCGCGATGACCGGGCAGACGATCAACCAGTACAGCAGCTTGATGCTCACGATCTACGAGGTGGTGTGAGTGACCGTCAACGGCATCGACGTCGCGTCCTACCAGAGCAGCGACTACGCCACCAGCGGACTCGACTTCGTCTTCGTGAAGGCCACCGAGGGCCACAGCTACACCAACCCCAAGCACGACGCGCAGGTGGCGCACGGCCGCGCCGCCGGGCTGGTCGTGGGCCACTACCACTTCGCCCGCTCCGGCTCGATGAGCGCCCAGGCCGACTACTTCCTCGCCCACGCCGGGGCGAAGCCCGGCGACGTGCTGGCGTTCGACTGGGAGGACACCGCGGTGTCCGGCGCGGAGAAGGACACCTGGCTGCGGTGCGTCCAGGCCAAGGCGCCGCAGCACCGGGTGATCTTGTACTCGAACCGCGATTTCTGGCTGCACCGCGACGTGACCAGCTTCGCGGGCTCTGGCCTGTGGGTAGCCGATCCCTCCGCGCCCAAGGGGCACCCGCGGGTCGAGCACCCCTGGCTCTTCCACCAGTACAGCGAGGCCGGCGGACTCGACCGCAACCTCGGGAACTTCGCCGACCGCGCCGCCCTCCGACGGTGGGCCGGCCAGATCAGCACGGAGGACATCGTGACCATCAGTGCAGCGGACGCCGAGCAGATCGCCGCGGCGGTCTGGGCGCACGGCATCCCCAACCCGGCCAGGCCGGACGCCCACGGCAAGCCGACGCTGACGCCGGCCTCCAGCTTCCAGCGCAGCGAGGACAGCCACTTCGACGCGCTCCGCCGGGAGTCCGCCGCGCAGACGGGGGCGCTAACGGCGGCCCTGGCCGCACTCAGGCAGGACGGCGGCCTGACGGCGGAGCAGATCACCGCGGCGGCGCAGGCCGGCGCGCAGGCCGCGCTCGCCCAGCTCGGCACCGCACTCACCACCACGAAGGAGTCCTGACCCATGACCACTTCCAGCGTTCGCTCTCGCGCCCTCGTCGAGCTGAAGGTCATCGCCTCCACGGCCGCGGCCGGCGTCGCCGGTGTGGGCGTCACCGTGCTGAATCAGGCGGTTGCCGACGAGGCACTGCTCGGCCCCATCCCGACGTGGGGACAGACCCTCATCACCATGCTGGCACCGCCGGTGATCACCTTCCTCGCGGGCTGGAGCGCCCGGCATACGCCGCGGCCAGATCTTCAGGAGCAGCGCGCTGGCACGGAGCCTGCGGTGCCGCCTGCTCAGGCCGGGGCGTGACACCGCCGGAGACGGTGACGGTTGCCGTCGAGCTGGCGGAGCTGCGTGGGGAGCTGCGAACCGGGCTGGCCGACATCAAGGGGTCGCTCGGTGTGCTGGTCGAGCGGACAGTGCGGACGGACGCCGACCTCAAGCAGCTGCGAACCGACACCGAGGCGGACATCAAGCAGCTGCGCACGGACACCGCCTCGGCCCTTGAGCAGCTCCGTGCCGACACCGAGGCCCTGAAACGAGGCAGGTGGCCGCTACCGGCACTGAGCGTCCTCGCAGGTTTGGCTGCCGTCGTCGTAGCCATCATCGCCCTCTACCGCTGAACCGCGCCCCCGCCGGCTTCCTGCCGGCGGGGGCGCTTCGTCGTGCCCGGGGTCAGCGCAGGGCCTCGATGGCGGCCACGATCAGCGCCCGCGCCTCCGCCCCGTACACGGCCATGCTGCGCAGCTGCTCGAACGCCGTGAGATACAGGGCGATCTCGGTCGGCTGAGTCACCCGGACGCGGGCGGCCAGGAGCTCGACGGAGACGAGCGTCTCGTCGTAGACGTGGAAGACCTCCTGCGGCCACAGCACGCGGTCGGCCAGTGCGCTGGGGATGATGCCGAGCGAGACGGCGGGGAGCGCGCCGGCGGTCAGCAGGTAGCCGAGTTGGGCGGCCATCGCGTCGTGGTCGCCGAGCTGGTAGCGCAGCACGCCCTCCTCGATGAGGAGGACGAAGCGGCGGCCGGGCTCGTGGATGATCTGGGAGCGGCGGGTGCGGGCGACTGCGGCCTCGGCGGAGTCGTCGGGGACGTCGAGGAGCCGGGCGGACGCGCCGAGCACGGCGCGGGCGTAGCCCTCGGTCTGGAGCAGGCCGGGCACGATCGTCGGCGAGTAGATCCGGAAGAGGCTGGTGGCCCGGAAGAGGTCGGCGTACGACTCCTGCAGCTGTCGGAGGCCTGCGCGTACGGAGCGCCGCCAGTCGGTGTACAGGGCCTCGGCGGTGCGGGACTGGGCGATGATGTCGGGCGCCTGGTCGCCGGCGCCGCAGGCCTCGCACCACAGCCGGATGTCGCGGGGCGCGGGCGGGGTGCGGGCGTTCTCGATTCGGGACACCTTGGGGTGGGTCCAGCCGCAGCGGCGGGCGAGTTCGGTGCCGGTGATCCCCGCGTCCGCCCGGAGGTCGCGGAGCCGTCGGGCGACGGCTTCGCGGGCGGCCTGGGCGGCGGACGACGGGGATACGGGCATGTGATGCGCTTTCGCTCAGGTGATCTTGTACTCGTCGTGCGGGACCGCCTTGGACCACACAACCTCGAAGGCGTCCGCGCACAGGCGGGCGGCGTCGGGGTCGTCGGTGATCTCGCCGGGCGCGGAGGCGCCGTCGCCGGTGAAGTGGTTCCAGCGGACGAGCCTGCCGTCGATGAGCCAGAAGTCGTTGCCCGGCAGGGCGATCGTGCTGGCCTGGCGGCGGGGCAGCCATCGCACGTCCTCGCCGGCGCCGAGGTTGACGACCGTCCCGGCGTGCTCGTACCGGATGTAGTCGGTGACCGGCTCCGACACGATGCGGGCCCTGCGGACGACGACGCCGCGGGCGACGGTGCGGCGGATCAGGTCCACCCACGGGGCCCAGTAGGGGGAGCCGGGGTCGATGTCGCGTTCCCCGGTGGCCTTCCAGCGGCCGAAGTCCTCGGCCTCGTTGCCGACCCCGTAGGCGTCGCGCATCTCCAGGTGCAGGGCGGTCTGCCGGGCGCCGTCGAGGAGGTCAGCGAAGCTGGGCACGCTCGATTGCATCGCACGCCTCCCTCAGCGCCTGGATCATGCGGGCCGGGATCCTCACCACGGCCTCGCCGACGGGGACGCCGACCGCGTGCCCGGGCACGGTGAACGCGGCCGCCTGGGCGGTGGTCGCCTCGTCCTCGTAGCTCTGGACGACGAGGTCCCACGTCTCGTCGTCCACCCACACGGTGGGGCTCTCGCCGGTCCCGGTGGTGGGGTCGATGCCGATGAACCGTAGTGCCATCACAGCCTCCGACGCTTGGCGCTGTTCACGGATGTACGCCACGGTCCCCGCTCGCTGACGTCCGGTCAAGGGCGCCTCACGCGCGTCCTCACCCGTCCCGGTGGTTGCGTGTACATCAGTGAACATTCCTCGCGGGCACGTACATGGCGCTCGTAGCGTCGAAGAGCGCCCGCTCCGCTCGCTGAGGCCTGCGGGGCGGGCAGCAGAAGGCCCCGCGGCGGTCCAGGCCCGGGGCACGGCCACGCCAGCAAGGGGCGCGACATGGCGACCTTACCTCCTACCCTGACCCTGTCTTCCGCGCAGCAAGCCGTCCTCGATGTACGCCGGCTGTTCCTCGACCTGGGCGCGGATGAGCAGTTCGTGCGCGGCGTCATGATCCGTACGGACGGCGAGGGGAGGCCGTACGTGCGAATCCCCGCGCTTCCCGTCGAGATGGCCGAGCACCTGGTACGCCTGCTCCCGCCCGGAGCGGTCTCGTGACCCGGGTCAGGTGCAGGGTGCACGGCGGGGACGTCCGCCAGGAGGACGCCGTGGTCGTGAGCACCACCGAGGCTGGCTCCGGTGCCTCCCTGCCTGCCTACGCCTGCATGACGTGCGTGCGGGACGCCGGCATCGTCCCGCCGCGGCGGTTCGCCAGCCGCGCCTACACCCCGTCGCCGCCGGCGGGGTTCCGGCGGTGACCGCGCGCCGCTGCAACTGGTGCCGGCGGCCTACGACCGACTACCTCCTGCACGACCTCGCGTCCGACCACGGCCCGTCTGCACTCGTGTGGTGCCGGGACTGGCGGGCGTGCTGGGCGGCCCGCAAGCGGACCCACACCCGCACCTGGACCTGAAACCCACCCCACCCAGAAGGAGACACACCGTGGCTCAGCCCGAGCAGAACGACGACCAGGTCCTCGATGACGCAGCCCGACTCGGCACGCTCACGAACGCCGCCAACGACCAGTCGCTACCGGAGGTCGTGCGGGACGTCGCGGCGGCAGCCGCCGAACGAATCGCCGACCGAAACCGCAGCTGACCAGCTGCGGCCGCTTTGCGGCTCGTCACCGCGGTGGCCGCGGCACCTCGACGTCGAGCAGCTGCGCGAGCGGGGTGTCGAGGGCACGGGCGATGCGGGCGAGCCAGGACAGGCGGGCGTCGGTCGTGGCTCGCTCGATCTCCTGGAGGGTGCTGCGCGGGATCTCGGCGGCCTCGCAGAGCTGCCACTGCGTCAGGCCGCGCCGCTCTCGGCAGCGGCGGATGCGGTCGCCCACGGCCTGGCGGACGTCGGCCTCGGGGTCGGGCAGTGGATCACGCGGCACTCGACAGACGCTGCGTGCATAGGGACCATATGTCAGCACGCAGCTGCGTGCTTTTTTCGATCTTGGACGTCACACGGCTGCGCGTGAGTCCATCTCCAGCCGGGCCGCTGGCGGGGACGGCCAAGTAGCCGCCGCGGCCCTGGAGGAGCGGCACGGCCTATCGGTCGTGCCGCTCCGTTCCTCCGACCGTGCCGAGATGGTCGAGGCACTGCTGATACCCCGCCATGTGGGCGTCTGAGAGTTGATCGTCAGTCAGTCGCGCCGATGCCTTCGTGCTCACGGCGATCCATGCCGGGATGGAGGCTACGGCGAGGAGGGCGCCCAGCCGGAAGAGGGCGGGGCTGTCGACGGCGGGAGGTAGACCGACGGCGCCGAGGATGCAGCCAGCGGTGAATACGGTCGCGGCGAGGCCGGTCAGGGCCCGAGTACCCAAGGGTTCCTCCAAGTGGTCGGTGTGCGGCGCCATTGCCGCTGTGGAGGTGGGGGAAGAGGTCGAAGAGCGTCCTCCAATCTGTGCAGTCGGGCCGCCGAAGCGCCAGCGCTGGCATGCCAGTTGGCCACTGTGGGGGGCGGCGGACGCGTGTAGAGGTGTGCCGCGCGGGCGTGCGGGATGCCCGTCTAGGGCTCCGGTAACAGCCATCCGCGCGGCATGGGCACACACCCCCCTGCGTTTCGAACACCTGGCCGATATGTGGTGCCGAGAACATTGATCTCACACCCGAAGGGGCGACCCTGTCCACCGGAAACGAGACATCTTCACCCTTCTGAATGACAGCGGGGTGGACTCCAGCGCAGAGGCACACACCGGAGCACAGGGGGGCGGAGTGGCACGGAGGCTGAATCCTGCACGAGCGCCGCACGAGCGCTCGATCTTGAAGAGCCGTCAAACGCCCTGGAGCCCTGGTCAGATGTGCTCTGACCAGGGCTCCAGCGGTAGGCCGTGTGGGACTCGAACCCACAACCAATGGATTAAAAGACTTCGGGTGGAAACTATCGCCCACTCTCAGGAACTCTCACCCACTCCGCCCCCCTCTCATTTGCCCTGGTCAGTGACCGAGTCGGGGTCTCGCCAACTCGCACCGACTCTCACGAACTCTCACCCGCTCGCACGCACTTGAGCGAGCAGTGAGCGAGCACGGAGGCCGCCGTCCAGGCCCGGCCGACCTCGTACAGGGCTGGCCGGTGGCGCGCATCCGCGCGTCCAATAGGGTATTGCAGGGGCCGGAATTCACGCCGCTGTTTCCTCGCCCCGGTCGTCGTCTGACTGCTCTTCCGATTCCCCTTCGGATTCGACCGGCTGGGGTTTCCGGGCGCGCGGCACAATGCCTTCGGATTTCGTGGCAAGGTCGCGGTCCACTTCCCCGAGCAGACTCGTGTACGTGTCGGATGCGAGTTTGATCGTGGCGTGCCGCAGCGTTTCCTTGATGGCGTGGATGTCGCCGCCGACCGCGTGAATCAAGGTGGCCGCGAGGTGGCGCAGGTCGCGCAGGTTGATCGGCGGCAGCCCGGCGGCTTTGTAGATCGCGCGGAATTCGTCGCTGACGGTTTCGGGGTGGAGCCATCCGCCGGTCTCGGTGGTGAAGACCTTGCCGGTCTCGGTCCACCGGTCGCCGGCCTTCTCGCGTTCGGCGTCCTGGCGGGCCTGTTGTTCACGGAGGATCTGGGCCGTGAGCGGGCCGAGCGCGATCGTGGCGGCAGCCTCCTCGGTCTTGGGGTCGCCTTCGACCGGGGTCCACCCGTCGACGGTGATCGCCTTGGTGATGGTGATCGTCTCGTCGTCCAGGTCGGTGTCCAGCCAACCCAGCCCGACGGCCTCTGCTCGCCGCAGGCCGCGGAAGGCGATCAGGTGGAAGATCGCGTAGAGGCGGTGGGACTCGGCGGCGTCCAGGAACTCCCCGAGTTGGGCGGGCGTCCACACCATCACGGCCGAGGGCTTCTCGCCGGTGCGGCGCCAGTGCTGGACGGCCCGGTCGTTCCACAGCCTGGCCTTGGGCCGCTTGCCGCCCGACAGCTCGACGTGCTTGGCCGGGTTGAAGGTGATGAGCTGCTGCGCGATGGCGGAGTTGAGCGCGGTGCGCAGGGTGCGGCGGATCGCCTGCCAGGTAGCGGGCTTGTTGACCCGCCGGTAGGGGGGCATCTCGGCGAGGCGGGCGCGCTCGACGGCCAGGCGCTCGCGCTCGGCGGCCGGGGGCCGGCCGTTCTTGGTCCACCGGCAGCGGGCCTCCTGCTCGCGCCTGGCGGCGTTCTCGGCGGCGATGACCTCGTTGGCGTCGGCGATGGCGTCGAACATGTCGACCAGGTGGCCGACGGTGAGCTTGTCCAGGCGCAGGTGGCCGATGTGCTTCTTGATGTGGAACTCGATGTGGCTGCGGTACCCCGCAGTGGTGGTGTGGCGGATCTTCCGCTTGCCCGCGAGCCAGTGGTCCAGCCACTCGGCAACGGTGGTCTTGCCGTCCAGCTCGACGGCCAGGCCCAGCTTCTTGGCGAGGGTGGTGGGCTCGGGGACCTCGCGGCCGGCACGGAGCAGGCCCATCAGGTAGGTGCCGACGCGGTCGACTTGGTCAAGGTCGTCGGTGTCGACCAGGTCGACGATGCCGTGCAGGCGCGACAGTTCGTTGTTCGCTTCCTTGACGGTGGGGTGGCCGGTGCGTCGCCACTGGCGGCGCTTGCCGTCGGCGGCGCGCGGCAGGTCGGCGCTGACGGCGTAGGTGCCGTGGCCGCGTTTGGCCATGTCGGGGCAGGCGTCGCCTAAGCGTTTGCCGTCGGGGCCGCGGCACTCGCAGCGGCGGGAGACGCCTCCGGCGCGTCGTGTCTGGGCCACGGTGGTCAGTCCTTCCCGGGCACTGCGGCCCGTGATCGTTCATGGGGGCGCTCTTCGGCCAGGAGGCTCTGGGCGAAGGAGACGAAGAGGCGGACGTTGGTGGGGTTGCGGATTCCGATGCGGGCGGCGGCTTCGGCGAGCGGCATGCGGTCGCCGGGCTCGACGTCGGAGACGAAGGTGTCGGCGGGGGCCAGCTTGGAGTCGATCAGCAGTTGCCGCAGCGGTATCCCCAGGGCGTCGGCCAGGCCGGGGAAGAACTCGGGGTCAGGGATGGCCTTGCCAGCGAGCATGCGGCTGGTGCTGGCGAAGGACATGCCGGCTGCTTCGGCGAGCTTCTTCTTGCCTCCGCCGCGGGGGCGGTCGACGTCGTAGCCGGCCGCGCGTGCGGCGGCGGTGACGACCTCGCCGAACTTCCGGGCTTTGCGGGCGCGGGAGTCGGCGTCGTCGTCTCGGGTGCGGTGCTCGCCGGTCATGCGGCCCAAGGTAGCGAATTGCTTCCGTCTTAGGAAGCACGGGCGGTCCAGGTTGCCTCTTTCGGACACGGACAACAAGGGACACGCCGGGCGCTAGCTTCCTCCGGAGAAAGTAGTAGCCTGTCTGCGATCTTCCTTTTCAGGAAGTAAGCAAGGAAGGAAGCACCCGCTAGTGACCCCAGCAGTGATCCAGTGGGACCGGCTTGAAGAAGCCGCGACCGCGCACGGCGACCGCAGCCGGTACGCGATGTCGAAGCGCACCGGGTTGTCTCAATCCATCCTGTGGCGGCTCCGCCACGGCAAGGCGGCCCCGTCCGCCGGCACCTTGCTGACGCTGGCGCAGACCTACGGGCTGGAAATCAACGACCTCCTGCCGACCGCGCCGACCGTGACGCCCGTGGCGGCCCCCGTCGAGGCGGCGCGGGAGTCGGCGTGAGCGCCACCACGGCGGAGCGGCGGACGCTCACGCCCGACGAGATCCGGACCCTGCCCGCAGTCCTCCCGGCCCAGCCGACGATCTGCGCGGTGTGGGGGATCAGCCCGGCGACGTACTACCGCCTGTTGGCCGAAAGGGACCTGCCGGTGCCGACCTTCACCGTCGGCCGCCGCCGGAAGGTCAACCGCGCCGACGTTCTGCGAGCGCTCCAGCTCGCCGACGCCCCGGGCGCTATCTGACCCAAGACCGCGGGGCCGCCCCAGCTGTGCCGGCCGGGCGACCCCATGGAGCACCTACCGAGACACGCAGAAAGCGAGGCAGGCACGTGACTACACAGCCTACCCAGCCCCCGCGAGACGGGGACCTGTTGGACCCCAAGGGAACCGCCTGGCACCGGTCGGACACCGATCGTGCGGGCGAGCCCGTCTACTACATCGACGGCGCCCCGGCGTCGTGCCCGTCGTGGGTGATGTCGACCCGCGCGGAACTGGAAGCCACCTTCGGCGCGCCGATGCGGCCGGTCGGCGGTGAGGACGAGTGAGCCGCCCCGAGATCATCCCCGGCGTCCTGGGACGACGCGCGGCGCTCAAGGCGGAACGCATCCGCCGCGACACCCTGACGCAGCTTGCGGCCGCCCTGCGGGACGACCCGGACAACGCGGTGCGCAACGCGCTCGACGCGCTGATCGACGCCGTCACCGACCCGGACGACTGTGAAGGCCGGGCGATTGACGAGCTGGTCGCGGACGTGGAGAGCACCGCGCACATGAACGCGCCCGTGGTGGCGCTGTCCAACGACGACGTACAGCGGCTCGCCCGTGAGGCGGCGGTCGAGGCCAATCACGGGGTCGTCGTGGCGCTCCCGTCGCAGCGAGAGGCAGGCGCGGCATGAACGTGAGTGTGCAGGTTCGGTGCGGGTCGTACGACTACGCGCACCCCGGTGAGCAGCAGTGCCAGGTCTTTGTAGTGATCCCCGATGTGGCGCGGGTTTCGTACCTACTCGACGTCGCCCGGTACGAGGAGCTGCGCGACGCCGAGTGGAACGAGGTGCTGGACGCGGCCGTGAAGGCGTCCGGCGGATGGGTGTCGGACACGGCCACGGCCGAAGCGCGAGCCCAGGTGGCGGCGTGGCTGGAGGTGGACGAGAACCGCGACGCGCTGAACGCGGCGTGGTTCAACCACCGGGTGCGGCGTGATCCGGTGGCGCGGTCGCTCAAGACCGACCGTGACCGGGCGCAGGCCAGGGTCGAGGAGCTGTCGGCCGAGGTCGGCCGCCGGGACGAGACGATCACCCGTTGGTCGAAGCGATGCCGGGAGGCCGAGGAGGAGAACCGGCGGCTGCGCACCGCGTTGGCCGAGGCCGAGGCCCTGTTGAACGGGCCGGGGGTGTCCTGGTGGCTGGCGGAGTACGAGGGCGCCGAGCCCGAACTGTTCGCCACCAAGGACGCGGCGCGCGCGTTGTGTGACGAGTTCGCCCGGGGCGAGGCGCACACCGAAGGGTGGGACTGGATCGACACCGACGCCGATCACGCGCGGCAGGTGTGGACGCGGTCGTTGGACGACGCGGTCACCGGTGCGGCCCCGGGCGCGGTCACCCGCCTGATCGCGCGGGGCGGTGACGGCCGATGACCGGCACGGGTTACCCGCACCTGCGGTACGTGGACGCGGTCCACGCCACATTCGTTGCGGCCGGGCAGCCCCCGGCCCGGGTCAAGGCGACGTCGACGGACGGCGGCGAGCTGCTGGCGCGGTTCGAGTGGCCGGACGTGACGATCCAGTGGTCGCACCTGGACGGGTGGAAGCACGACGCGCCGCACTCCGGTGGCGCGCTGAAGCTGGACCGGGCGGCGTCTCCGGCGGCCGTGGCCACGTGCGTTGCCCTGCTGCTCGACGGGTTCGACCCGCTGGCCAGCGAGGTCCGGTGGGCCGAGGCGGGCGAGTTCGACGCCGCGCTGTCGGGTTGGGAGGCGCGGGCATGACGGCCCCGAAGACGCCCCGCAAGGCGGCGGCGAAGGCATCGGCGAAGAAGGCCGCGAAGGCACCGGCGACGCGGGCTGCGAAGACGGCACAGGCGGCCCCGGCCGCTCCCGCCGCCCCGACGCCCGACGCGGGGGCCGTCATGCCGCAGACGGCCCATCCTGGGCTTTCCCGGCGACTGACCGACCGGCAGTTGCACGAGCTGTTCGGTGCGCTGGCATGGGACCGGGTGAGCAAGACCCCCGAGGGGTTCTCTCACCTCCAGCAGTGGGACGTGCGCCGGACCCTGCTGCGGGTGTTCGGGTTCGGCGGGTTCGACACCGAGATCTTGTCGGTGGACGTCGTCCGCGAGGGCAACGTTCCGGCCGGGCCGCACGGCCCGCGTTCGTTCTCGGTGATTTACCGGGTGCACCAGCGCCTCACGGTCAAGGACATCCACGGCGTTCCGCTGTCGTCGCACGACGGCGTAGCGACCGGAGCGGCGCTCAACGTCGCGTCGTTGGCCGAAGCTCACGACAACGCGGTGAAGGAAGCCGACTCCCAGTCGCTCAAGCGGGCGGCGGTGAACTTGGGCGACCAGTTCGGGCTGTCGCTGTACGACCAGGGGTCGATCCGGCCGGTGGTGCGGTACGCCGCACCGTACGAGATCCGGTACGAGGGCGGCGACCAGGAGGCGGCGGTGCCCGCGCCGGCCAGCGCGCCGCAGCCCTCGGCCCCGGCCGCGGGGGGCGAGCTGCCGTCGGAGGCCGAGGCCCCGCAGCGGGACTTCCTGGCGGAGATCCGGGACGCCCCGGACGCGGCGACGGCATGGGGCATCCGGCGCGAGGCGAGCAAGGCCGGGGCGACGCGGCCGTACCTGGACGAGCTGGCGGCCGTCGCGCGGACCAAGCCCAAGGTCGCCCCGCCCGCCGACGCCGCCGAGGGCGCTCCGGCGGACACGGGCGCGGACGGGTCCGCTCCGCCGGACACCCCGGCGGACACGGCGGACGTCGGGGCGGACACGGCGGACGCCGGGCCGCAGGACACCAGGTCACCGTGGGGGGACGCGTCCGCGCCGGACGTGTCCGCACCCCCGGTGTCCGCCCCGGACGTGTCCGGGCCGGTGGCAGGCGGAGAGGACGTTGACGGCGAGCCCGCCCCCGGGTGGGACGCCGCGCCCGGTGCGTCGTGGGCGGCTGAGCCCGGTACCGACCCGTGGGCGTCACCGCCCCCCGGCGGCCCGGCTCCGGAGGGGGATGCGGGCGGCGAGGCGTACGCGGACAGCGACCACGCGGCGGCCGTGAAGGAGCTGGCGGCTGCAGCTGCGGACCGAGGCATCTCGGACATCGACGCCGAGGCCTTCGCCCGGTGGGGGTTGCCGCTGGACGACGCGTCGGCCGACTCGATCCGCCGCCTGACCGAAGAGCTGCGCGGCACCGCCGCCTGACCACATCACTTGGGGCCGCCCGGCGTGCGCGGCGGGCGGCCCCGCCATCGAGGAGAAGCGCAATGAACCTGCAAGAACTCGCACTCGAAGAGGCCGCGCTGAAGGCCATCGAGGAGATGGTCAAGGCCCGTCTCAAGCTGGTCACCGACCGTCGGGCCGAGGTGGTCAAGCAGCTGCGGGCCGAGCTGCAGAAGACGGGCGTCGGCCGGGTCGACGCGAAGATGGGCGGCCGGAAGGTCGCGGTGATCTCGCGGTCTGAGCCGACCAAGCCCGCGGCCGTGGTGACCGACGAGGCCCGGTTCTCGAAGTGGGCGGCCAAGTACGTGCCGCACAACACCGTCACGACGACCACGGTGCGCCCGGCGTACACCAAGGTCCTGCTCGGCCAGCTCACCGAGGCCGGATCGACGCGGGCCGTGGTCGGTGATCGGACGCGGCCGGTGAACGTGGCCGGGGTGGAGCTGAAGTCTGCGCGGGACGCGTCGCACTCGGTGCGCGGGCTGGACGCCGCTGCCGTGGCCGAAGGGTGGCACGCCGGGGAACTGGCGCACCTGGAGGGGCTGCACGCCCTGGCCGGCATCGCGGATCTGCTGGAGGTTCCGGCCGGGGGTGCCGCGTGATGGGCCCCTGGCACAAGCACCTGGCCGGGTTCGACCTGGAGACCACGGGGACCGATGTGGAATCGGCGCGGATCGTGACTGCCTCGCTCGTAGACCAAGGCCCCATCCCGGTCGATCCCGTGACATGGGTGGCCGACCCCGGGGTGGAGATCCCCGCCGAGGCCGCGGGGATCCACGGCTACCGCACGGAGCGGGCGCGGGCCGAGGGCCGCCCGGCGGCCGAGGTCGTCGGCGAGTTGGTGGCGCTGCTCGCGACGTACGCGCGTGACGGGGTGCCCGTGGTGGCGATGAACGCGGTGTTCGACTTCACGATCTTGGATCGCGAGGCGCGCCGCCACGGCATCACGCCTCTGGCCGACCTGGCCGGGGACCGGCTGCGCGTGGTCGACCCGTGGGTGCTGGACCGGAAGCTGGACCGGTGGCGGCGCGGCGGCCGGTCGCTGACCGACCTGTGCGAGCACTACGGCGTGAGCTTGGTCGCGGCGCACGAGGCGTCGGCCGACGCTGTCGCCGCTGTCGACCTGGTGCGGACGATCGTGCAGCGCGAACCGGTCATCGGTGGCGCGACGATCGACTTCCTGCACGAGCGGCAGACCGATTGGGCGCGGGAGCTGGCGGCCGACCGGGCGGCATACTTCGCCCGCACGCCGGGCAAGGAGCACCGCGCCCCGGGGGTGTTGCTGGACTGGCCGTTGGTGCCGTTCACCTCCGAGGGGGTGTCGGCGTGATCCGGCGATGGCTGCGGCTGCGGGCCGACAACGTCCGGTTGTCGCGGTTGGCGTACTCGCGAGCGAGGCAGATCGACTTGCTGCAGGCGACCGTGGCGGAGGCGACCGGCCGCAACGCCCGTTCCGCGCAGCGGCAGGCCGCGCTGATGAGCGTGCTCGCCGAGCACATCGCTCGCCAGGCTCCGACGTCGAGGCTGCACGAAGCGATCACCGGGGCCGGGTTCGGCCCGGAGTTGGCGTACGCGATCCGGCGTCTCCCGGCCGCCGACACCACGGCGGCGGTTGGGGGTGAGCGGTTGTGAGCGACACGACCGCGACCGGGACGGTGTTGGTCCAGGTGCCGTGCCCGGACTGTGACTGCTGCACGGCGCGGCTGTGCGAGAAGGGCCGATCCCACCCCTTGGAGTGCGAGAAGTTCGCCAACCCCGAGGCCAAAGATGTCGTGCGCGGGTGCCCGTGCTCGTCGGAGGCTACGCCGGGGACGGCGTCGCACGCGGCGGCGCTTGCGCGGGCCGAGCAGCACGCGCAGCAACGTCCCTTGGGGAGCACAGCGGAGTCGTTGCTGCGGAGCGTGGCGGCAGGCGCAGCAGAGGACTTCTCCCGCAACGCGCTTCGCATGTTGCAGGTGTGGCGGTACGTGACCGTTCAGGGCACCGGTTTGCTGGTGACCGAGGCAGGCCGCCGGTACCTGGCGGCCCGGGATGTGGCCTCGTGACCGGCACATTGGCCTTGTTCGACGTGGAATCCTCCGCCCCGGCCACCCGGCCGGGCGCGGCGGGCGCCCGCGCCGTCAAGGCCGCGGCACGCGCCAGGCCGGCGGCCCAAGACGGGCCGCCGGACGGCACGGCAGAGGCGAAGCCGACGGGCGGGGCCGGGCCGTTGTACGTGGTCGAGTTGCCGCCCGGAATGCGGCTCCTCAACGCCAACGAACGACTTCACCACCGGCCCAAGGGCGACATCACCAGGGCACTGCGGCAGGCCGCCGCCAAGGCGGTGGCCGAGTGCCCGGCACTGTCGGCCGCGCTGGAGGCGGCCCGGCCGGGGCCGGCGTTCCAACGCGTGCACGTCCTCGGTGTGCTGCGCCCGGCGACCAAGGGGCGACGCGACCCGGCGAACTGGTACCCCACGTTCAAGGCAATGCTCGACGGCGTCGTGGACGCCGGGGTGCTGGAGGACGACGACCACACCCGCGTCGACGGCCCCGACATGCGCCTTGGGCGGAAGGTCAAGGACGGCCAGGCCGTGCTGGTCCTCCGCGGCCTGGCGCCCGGCGAACGGTGGCCGGATTGGGGGGTGAGCGACCTGTGAGCCGTCACCTGGGGCCGTGTCTGGACTGGCGCGCGTCGTGGCACTGGGGTACTCCGGCGCGGCCGTGCGTGCACTGCCACACCCCGACGAATCTGCGGGACGACGACCGGCGGCCGTCGTGCAAGGTGTGCGCCGAGCGTCTGCTCGCCACTCGCGTACGGGCCGTCACCACGACCTACGACGCGGGGAGGCTTGGGTGACCGCGACCGTGCATTGGCGACAGCTGGCGGAGTGCCGGGACGAGGACCCCGAGTTGTTCTTCCCCAGCCGTTCCAAAGGCGCGCAGGCCCGCAACGCCAAGGAGGTGTGCGGGCGGTGCTTGGTGCGGGAGCCGTGCGCGGCGTGGGCGATCGAGGTCGGCGTCGAGTACGGCGTGTGGGGCGGGACGACCGCGGCGGACCGGCGGCACGCGGGGGTCAAGCCGATCCGGTTGGAACGGCAGCTCAAGCCGTGCGGGACACAGGCCGCGTACGACCGGCACATCAAGCGCGGTGAACCCGTGGACGAGGAGTGCCGCGAGGCAAACCGGGCGCGGCAGGCCGCGCGCCGAGCCAGGAACAAGGCGGCGGCTGCCGCGCAGGCGGGCGCGGCATGAGCCCGCGCCTGCCCTCCCCCCACCTGTCCCCGGCACGGACGCGACCCGCGCCGGGGGGCACCCCCACGGAAGGACGTTGACGATGCCGAAACTGCCTCGTGACTCCGAGGTCGAGGTCCGTGTCGACGGCACGGGCGATCTGTTCGAGCACGTGCTGACGCTGGAGCAGCGGCGCGAGTTGTTCGAGCACCCCGGGATGGTGCTGGTGGCCGTGGTGGAGCTGACGGCGGTCAGCTACACCGGGCACGCCGAGGTCGAGGGGAAGTCCCCGCGGGTCAAGCTCCGCGTGACCGCGGCTGAGGCGGCCCGCACCAAGGCCGACGAGGACGCGTTGTATCGGGCCAAGGCCGCGATGTGGCGGGCGCGCGAGATGGACGGGACGTTGGACGAGCTCGGCCGCGGGCCGCGGGCGGCGGCGCCGATGCTCGACGAGGCGTTCGCGGGCCACCCGACCGACGCGGAGTTCCAGGCCGCCCGCGCGGCCAAACGGACCCGAGACCTGCACAACGCCCCCCGCTGAACCTCCCTTTCCCCCGGCCGGCCCGCTGCAGGTCGGCCCCCTAGGCGGGCCCTGGCCGCGTTGTGACGGGACGCGCGGCCGGGGCCCCGCCCGCACACCGCCGACCTGAGACGGGCGGTGTGCGGGCCTCCCAGACCTCTTCTTGGAGTCCTGATGTGTGAAGACCTGCCGTTGGCGTTGCTGATCGGCGAGGCGCTGGAGGCGGCAAAGCGCATGGAGTGCGCGAGCGCCACCGACGTCGTGATCTACCTCGGTGCGCGGGCGACCGAGCCCGAGCTGTACCGGGTGTGCAAGGCGTTCGCCGATGCCGGGATGGACGCGGCGGCCGTGGCGAACGGCCGCCGCCCGGACCGGGCTGCGGGTGAGTTGTGGACGTTCCACCCGCCCGAGACCGAGGGGCCGTTGTGGGCGCTGCGGTTCCTCGCGGCGCACGGCAACGCCGACTCGACCATGACGCGGGTGTTGTTCTCCGCGGCGTGGGAGAACGGCACGGCCCTGGAGTACACGTGCGCGCTGGTCGGCGTGGTCGCGGCCATCATGCACGCCGCGGACGGGGCGGTGACCGGATGACCCGGCGCTACTCCCCGAAGCTGGTCGGCGCCGAACGCGCGCGGCACGCGGCGAAGCTGCGGAAGGTGTACGAGGCCGGGGCGTCGATCCGGGAAGTCGCCGAAGAAGACGGCCGCGGGTACGGCACGGTGCGGCAGCTGCTGCTCGACGCCGGGACGACGCTGCGTTCGAGGAACGCCAGGGGCGAGCGGGGCGCGGGGTGACCGCGTGGCCGCGCCGTGGGCGCTGCGCGCGGTGCGGCCACGCCCGGCACCTGTTCCCCCACCGATCCGTACGGGACGGCCTGGTACGGGCGCTGTGCGTCGGGTGCTTCTCGGCGGCATCGCTCATCGAGGAGACCGGCCACCCGGCCGACTTCACGCCGGACGGCCAGGACGAGGGCGGGCCAGGGCATGCCGACGGGGCCGTGCTCACCGAGGACGGCCCGGCATGAGGCAGACGTCAAGCGGGCTGCTGGCCGCTGGCCGGCGCGGGCGGCTCACCGAGGGCGGCAAGGGCGCGGTCGTAGAAGTCGGCCGACACGAGGTAGGCGCGTCGGCGCTTGCGGACGGTGAAGGCGCTCACGAGCTGCTTCTCCCGGGCCTGCTCGATCAGCGTCGTGAGCAGGCGGCGGGCGATGGTCAGCGGCACTTCCTGGACGCCGTCGGCGGCGATCTTGGGCTGGAGCTCGGCAGGCATGATCAGAGTGTAAGACATGACCAGATTCACCACACTGATCAGTCTTGCCAATCTTTAAAGTTTCCGGCAGGCTGAAGATCACGGACGCCCGGCGTCGCCGAACTCGGCGAACTCGCCGCGCCTGCGCGCCTTCTGGTGAGGCGCAGCCCCTCTGTCCGACCTACCAACGCGAGAGAAGAGACCCGATGGGCCACGCGGAAGCCACCTCGGCGCCGCACGCCGACCGCGTCTGCGACGGCTGCGGCGAGCCGTACGACAGCACCGTCCCGGCGGATCCGGCGGCCTACTACGCCGACCCCCGCGCGTACTCCGACCCGGCCTTCGTGCCGCACTGGTTCGTGTGCGTCAGCCCGCCCGGACCGAAGAAGGTGTCGGCCGGGACTCGGGCCAAGGTGTTCGAGCGCGACGGCCACCGATGCCTCGCCTGCGGAACGACCGAGGACTTGACCGTCGATCACATCAAGCACCGGTCGCGTGGCGGCGGTCACGGGATCGACAACCTCCGCACCCTGTGCCGCCCGTGCAACAGCCGCCGCGGCACCGGCTCACTGCCGGAGGTAGACGCGTGAGCCTCTACCCGGTCCTGTGGGCCGTCGACCACGCCCCGGTGCGCACGCCCGAAGAGCGGGCAATCCTGGTCGCCCTGGTGGTCAAAGGCGACTTCGACGGCATGAACTGCTTCCGGTCGTACAAGACGCTGGCCGAGAAGGCGTGCGTCGACCCGAAGACGGTCGGCCGCCGGTGCCGCGACATGGAGTCCCGCGGACTGATCCAGAGGCAGGAGACGCACCGGTCCCGGGCGTACCTGGCGATCCCGGAGGAACAACGCCCGGTGTGCTGGGAAGCCATGATCCCGGCCGTGTGGTGGAGCGAAGCCCAACTCGCCGACATCAACGAGCAGCGCGCGGGCCTCGGCCGGCCTCCGATCACCCCTGAAAACCGCCCGATGCTCGCCCCCGCGCCACCGAAGAAGGCGCGCGCCGACAAGGGCGTGGAACGGCCCGAGAGGCGCGGCCGTACGGGTGACCAGGCAAAAGGCCAATCGGGTGACCCAGGGACTACAAGTCCAGGGGGGGACCCCCGGACTGACAGTTCCCATCCCCCGGACTGGCAGTCCCCACCCCCGGGACTTGTAGTCCCACTACCTTCTGAGTCACCTTCCGAGTCACCCTCCGAGAACAAACGCGCCGTGGTTGACGCCGTAGGCCAAGGTGCAGGTGGCTTCGAGCGCGCGGGTTCGGACGCGGGCGCGGGTGGCGAAGACGGACCGGCTGATGGCGGCTCCGCCGCGTCCGGAACCCCGAACCTCCCCCGACAGCGCCATACCAGCCCGCGACCGCGGACGACGAAGACCCGGCCCCGGGCGGAGTCGGACGCCTTCGCGATCGTGCGGGCCGCGATCCCGGCCGCTGTCGCCGCGCCCGGCACCCGGCTGTACGCGGGGTTGCACCGGGCGATCAACGACCTGCTGAACGGCGCCCCGGGCATCCCGCGCCGGTCGCCGGAACAGGTGGTCGCCCGGATCAACCGCCGTTGGTACGGCGAGCAGGCCGACGCCCGGTCCGCGCCGGACTACCGCGGGTGCGACCGGTGCACGCCGTCCGGGTGCGACGCCCCCCGCCGCTCCGTGTCGACGCCGGACGGGTGCGACCGCATCCGGAACCGGAACTCGTGGCTGGCCGAGGCGATCATCGCCCAGGACTGCCCCGACCCCGGGTGCGAAAACGGCCAGATCATCGGCGGCGGCCCGTGCGTGGCCTGCCGGGAACGGCACGCCCGGAGGCGCCAGGCCGACCAGGACGCCGCCCAGGCCGCCGCCGGTGCCGCCGCCGCGTGGGAGGCGCAGACCGCCGCCCAGAGCGCCGCCAGGGCCGTCCTGGACGCGTGGACGGCGGAGCGCGACGCGGAGGAACGACGGCTGCGGGCCGTGCTCCAGCAGACCGGCGTGTACGGCGAACTCCTCGAACACCGCGTCGACCAGCACATCACCGGCTGGTGCCGCAAGCACCCCCGGCCGACCCGACAGGCGGTGACCTCGTGACCACCCCCCGACCCCGACCCGCTTCCTTCCGCGTTCCGGCTGGCCGCGTCGTCGGACTGGCGGACCTCCGCGCCCGCATGGCCACGGCCAATGACCTCGCGTACCACCTGGAGCTGACCTCGGACACCGCCGACTTCGCCGCGGTGATGGAGGCGCTGCACGAGGCGTACTGGATCGCCGCCGCGCTGTCGTCGCGGGCCTCGCGCACCGGGTGCCGCGAGCACCCCCACGGCCCGGTCGACCCCGAGCCCGAAGAGGGGTGGGGCGTGTGCTTGCTGTGCAACTCCCGCCGCCGCATCGGCCAGACCGCGGCCCGCGAGATCACCGGCCAGCTCACGACCGGCGCGACCGCCGACGTCAACCGGCCGCGCCGCCGCATCGACGCCGCCCGCGAGCCGTCGCCGCCGGAGGCCGCCGCCTGGCGCGAGCCCGTCGACCAACACCCCGGCCCGCTGGACAGCCCGATCCTGGCGCACCGGCGCGCCTCCGAGGACCGCACCCACGCCGCCGCTCTGGCCCGAGCCCGCGCCGACAAGGCCGCCCGCAAGACCGCGGCGGAAGGGGAGGGCCGGTGAACCCCACGTTCCTCCCGCCGCTCGGCGCCGCCTTGCGCAAGCTCGGCGCGTACCCCGACCAGCACGACGTCAACGACGCCACCTTGGCCGACCTCGCCGCCGAACTGGACCGAGCCCGCGCCCTGCTCGCCGCCGCCCGCGGCCTCACCGCCAACCCGTGCCCCCGCCACCCCGGCGGCCCCGTCGACCCGGCCGACGGCGGCGCGTGCCTGCTGTGCCGCACCCCCCGCCAGCCCGAACCGCGCGAGCCGGCCGCCGCCGCGCGGTCCCCGGCCGACGTCCTCGCCGCCATCGAGGAGCACGGCCCCGAAGCGGCCACCCGCCTGTACGGCGGCCACGCCGTCACCCGCGCCCTGGCCCTCGGCCACACCCGGCCGACCAAGCCCAACCCCACACAGGAGACCTGATGCACCTGACCCGCACCGCCGAAGAGATCACGGCCCGCGCCAACGGCCAGAACCCCGAGGACCCGTTCGGCTGGACCTTGGAGGTCCTGCTGCCCTACCTCGAACTCGATGCCGTCCGCCCCTTCCTCAAGTCCGAGGGCACAACCGCGCAGGAGTGGGACGACGTCCGCTCGGACCCGGCCGACATCGAGTCCGCCGCCCGCGCCTACTACCTGTTCGCCCTCGGCAAGATCGACAACGAGCGCGGCATCAGCGCCGAACGCTCCGTGATCAAGCTCCGCGAATACGCCTGGCTCGCCGGACGCGACGACGTCGTGGCCGCCATGGACGCCGCGGAGTACGCCCCGTACGGCGCGCCCAAGGTCCGCGTGTTCGGCGACGCCTTCGGCTTCACCGGCGCCGAGGCATGACCGGCACGGCCGCCCTGCCCGAAACAGGGCGGCCGCTCACCCCCACCCATACCGCAAAGGACCGCAGCGTGCTGACGCAACGACCCTGCCCCGGCGGCTGAGCGCCCCTCTGCGCGCCAGGCGCACCACGGCGGCCCCCACGGTCCGCCCGTTCCGCCCCAGGCCCGCACACGCCCACCAGTGACCACACACGGCAACAGGTCACGCACCGAACGTCACACCGCCCCCCCGCGCCCCGACCTCACCGGTCGGGGCCGGGCGGCCCCTCGAGGAAGACCAGCCACCACATGAGCACCATCCCCGCACCCCGCACCACCACGGACGCCCCGGCCCGCACTCCGACCAGCGAACGCCAGCTCGGCGACGTCGCCCGCGCCCTGGCCGGCGTCGGCCTGTCGTGGAGCCCCGCCGGCCGCCGACCCGCCGCCCTGTACTGGGCCATGGCCGAAGAACTCGCCGCACACGGCCTGCTCGCCCCCATCCCGGCCGAGCCCGCCGAAGCCGCGGACCCGGACCGGCCGCACGTCGTTGACGCCGTAGGCCGCCGCGTCTACTCCGGCGACACCGTCGGCGGCACCACCTCCGGCCGCTACCAGGACACCGTCACCGGCGAAGTCGTCCGGATCGGCCGCGGCAAGGTCAAGATCCACGTCCAGACCGGCAGCGGCGGGTACCGGCCCGGCGCCGGTGACGACCTGTGGCTGTCGACCGGCCGCATCTTCCTCGTTGCCTCCGGCCAGCCCCCCGCCCCGGCGTTCGTCTTCCTCGCGCGCTCGGTCAACCGACGCGTCGTCAAGCACCTCGCGGACCCGGCGAACGCCGCCCGCACGCTGTGCGACAAGGACGCCGCTCCGCCCGCGCCGGACGACCTTCCGTACCTGCCCGCGCTCACCGTCTGCCGCACCTGCCTCACCCACGCCGACAAGCTGCCGACCTGCAAGTGCCCCAACCTGCCGCCCGCCGCGACGGACGGGGCCGGCCGGTGAAGCTCCCCGCGGACTGGGACACCGAAGCCGGGTCCGGCTGGTGGGTCCTGCACCACCTCGTGCACCCCGCGTGCGGGTTCCGCACCGCCTTCGCCTACGACCTGCACAGCTCCTCGGGACCGTTCGGCGAAGCCGACGCCCGCCGGGTCGTCTACGGCCACACCTGCGACGACACCCAGGGGAAGACGTGAGCTCCACCTACATCGTGCTGTGCCTCGCGCACGACCCCGCCCTCGTGGTGGCCTCCGGCATCCACACAGCCGACGCCGTCCTCGCCGACCTCGCGGCCGGCATCGCCGGACACGAGACGTGCGACCTCCTCATCGGCCGCGTCTCCGGCGCCCTGGTCGAACTCGGGTGCCCGCCCACGCACATGCAGCACCCCGACAACAAGCCGTGCCACGACCACGCCGACACCCACTGGACCCACGTCGACGTCCTACGGCTGCTCGCCACGCGCACCGCTCGCACGACCCCCGCGTGACCACCACCGCCGCCGCGCCGACCTTCCGGCACTGGCCCAACCTCCGCCTCAACCGGCTCCGCCTCGAACTGGACCTTCCCCAATGACCACACCATCCGGCGCGACCCGCACCACCCCGTGCCCGTCGTGCACCACCCCCAAGCCGTGCCGCCACTACCTGTGCGGGACGTGCTGGGCCGCCCTGCCCAACCCCGCCCGCCGCGCCCTCAACCGACGCGACGGCAAGGCCTACTCGCGCCTGCGCGAGCTGCACAACCGCCTCGACACCGGCGTGCCCCTCGCCGAGATCCACATCACCCCCTGACCGACCACCAACACCACCGAACGGAACCACTCGTGATGAACCGCTCCCGCCTGCTGGCCCCCGCCGCGCTCGTCCTGGTCGCCGCCCTGGCGACCGGCTGCGGCCGCACCACCACCAGCCACACCCACGGCACGCCCGTGTGCGCCCAGGTCACCACCAGCGCCCACGGCGACTACGTCGCACCCGGGCACCGGCCGTGCCTGCTCACCACACCGCGCCCCGCGCGCCGTCACGTCACGGTTGTCCACCACACCACCGTCGCCCACCCCGCGACCACAGCCCCGGCGAACCTGACCAAGCCGCCCACCCCCACGGCCAAGACCCTCAAGCCCGTCCCCACGCGGCCCCCGGTCCACCTCAACAAGCCGCCGGCCCCCGCGCCCAAGGCGGCGCCACCGAAGGCGGCCAAGCCGTCGAAGTCCAAGAGCCGCTGACCCTGGCCCGGCGGCCGCCGGCCCCGCCCGCTCGTGACCGCGCCCACCATCGCCGCCGCCACGGCCGCATGGCTGGCCGTCTCGGTCCTGCTCGGCGCCCAAGTCGGCCGGCTGCTGGGCCGCCTCGACACCGGCACCCCACTTCCCCGGGGTGCCGATCCCCGCCTCGATCCCACGCAAGGACCTGCCGGTGCTCCTGCTGCAGCTCCCCACCGCGGCCGACGCCGCCGACCTGGTCGACGCCCTCCTGCTCTCCGCCGCCGTCCACCACGACGACGACCCACAACGCGCCACCCGCCACCGCGCCCTGGCGCACACCATCGGTGACGGCCTCGACCGCCTTCCCCGCCCCACCACCCGCAAGAACGGACCCGCGTGAACCCCGACCGCCCCTGCCCCCACCCCGACGTCGACGCCTCCGTGTCCGTCGCCCGGATCACCGCCACCGAAGGCGGCGACCCCATCGCGTTCTCCGCCACGATCACCGTCAACTGCACCGAGTGCGGCGAGCCGTTCCGGTGGAGCGGCGTCCCGGCCGGGCTATCGCCCGCGCACCCGACGTGCAACCTCACCGAGACCGAGTTGATCGCCCCGCTGCGGCCGGCCAGCTCCGACCCAGATTTCGGCCTCGGCCTGCCCGGCTTCTCCGTCACCTACCGCGGCCCCGACCACCCCGACGACGGCCCTCGGCATCGCCCGTGACCGGCCGGTACGACGTCGCCGACCCGCGCACCGGCACCGTCCGCCAGTGCGCGGCCAAGTGCGACACCTGCGTGTTCCACCCCGGCAACCGCGCCCGCCTCGCCCCCGGCCGCCTCGCCACGCTGATCGCCTCCGCCCTCGCCGCCGAAGGACACATCGTGTGCCACTCCACCATCGGCACCGCGGCCCCCGCGATCTGCGCCGGCTACGCCGACCACCCCCAAGGCGCCGCCCGCTCCCTCGCGCTGCGGTGCGTCCACCTCGGTCTGGCCCGCCTCGATCTCGTCCCACCCCCCACGAAAGGCCCCGCATGACCCGCACGTTCCCCGACGTCCAAGGCCGCTGCCCCGCCTGCGGCTCCAGCTCCCTGTTCGTTGCCGACGCCGGATACCTCACCTGCTCCTTCCTGGAGTGCCCCGACCCCGACGCCGCCGCCCGACTCCTGGACCTCGCCGCGCCCCCGCCCGGCCCGATCCACCCCGGCGACGCCCGGCACCGCCGCGTCACCGCCGCCCTGACCGTCGAGCACTACCGCCGCGCCCGCGAGCGCATCGTGGCCTCGCCCGAAGACCACTCCGCCGCCGCGGCCACGGTCGCCCTGCGCGTCCTCGCGGACGACCTCCTTCCCGCCACCCGGACAGCGCAGACCCTGTCCGCCGGACACGCGGACACCCGCCGAGCGGACACAGCGGACACAGGGGACACGCCGCTGACCAGGAAGGACAGCGTCCGCACAGCGATCGCCCACGCCTTCGACGTCCCCGCCTAACTTCTCGACGCACCCCCGGACACGGACACCTCCGGACACGCGGACGCGGATACGCCGGGCGCGTCCGCGGACATGTCCGCTGTCCGCAACCTGCTCACCCACTGGCAGGCCGCCGGCCCGCCCCCGCTCGGCACGAGCATCAGCCGGTGGTGGGACCGCCGCCTGGTCGAACTCGCCGCCGCCCTCACCACGACCAAGGAGTCCTGACCCCATGCCGCAGTACGCCGCGCCCACCAGCCGCGCGCACAACGTCCTCGTCCGCCGCCTGGCCGACCGCCACGACATGCCCCTCATCCGCGCCCACTTCGCCGTGCGCCGCGCCGCCCTCGGCATCCCCGACGAACACACCGAGCTGGTGCACGCCGAAGCCCACGCCCTGCTACTGGAGTTCACCACCACGGTGAACCACCACCTGGCCAACCTCGCCCGCGCCTTCGCCACCGTCGGCCAAGCCGCCACCCGGGCCGCCGCCTCGATGCAAGCCGCACGCCGGCCAGCCCCCGACCGGCCCGCGTGGCAGTCCTCCAAAGGCCCCGCCCGCACCCTCCGAGGACGCCGCCCGTGACGATCTCCGTGGACTTCGACGGCGTCCTCCACCAGTACGGCCGCGGGTGGGCGGACGGCACGATCTACGACCCGCCCATGCCCGGCGCCCTGGCCGGCCTGCGGACCCTGCTCGACCTCGACGCGGTGTTCATCCTCACCAGCCGCGAGCCCGAACAGATCATGCCCTGGCTGCAAGGCCACGGCTTCGACGTCACGATCAACGAGTGGTGCGCCACCTGCCTGCGCTCGGCCGACCCCGCCTGCACCACCTGCCGAGGCTCGCGCCTCCTGCCGTTCTGGGACCTGCGCGACCAGCTGCTCGTCACCAACCGCAAGCTGCCCGCCCGCCTGTACCTGGACGACCGCGCGCTGCGCTTCACCGACTGGAACCAGGCCCTCGCCGACATCGCCCGCCTCACCGGTCCGTAACTGACCTCACCGCCGTTAAGCACAGCGCTGCCCCCGTCCCCGGCCCGCCAACGGAAGGACCCCGCTCATGCCACCCCAACTCGACACCGGAGCCCCGCACTTCTATCCCTGCACAGCCATCCGCATCACCGAGTACACCCCCCGCGGCTCCCTACGGCACGACATGGCGCTGACGTACCGGTTCGACCAGCCAGTGACCCTGACCTACTGCCCGGCCTACTGCCCCGTCCACGGCACCCCCGAGGACCCGCCGCAGCCCACGGCGGCGGCGGCCAGCAGTCCGCCGCCGTCCCTCACCGCCGTAATGGCGCCCTTCGCCCGCCCCGAGCACCCGAACGTCGCCGCCCTGGCCCATGGCCTGAGGCTCTACGCCGCCCACGGCGCGGCCGTCGAAGGCTGGCAGCAGCTCGAAGACGGCCGCTGGTTCTACCTGCTCGTCCCGCTGTGGAAAGACGCCGTCGACGCGTGGACCCCGCGCGAACCCGACGGGCTCCGCATCTTCGGGGCCGGGCACGCCCTCTCCTCCCGCGCCCCGTACCGGTGGCCCGACCCTGCCCCCGTCCCGGCCGACCACCAACCACCCCAGCAAGGCACCCGGCTGTACGCCACCTACGGTGGCACGCCTCCGCCCACGCTCGGCTTCCCAACCCACCGCACCACCCCGGCCGACGACCCCGCAGCCGATAGCGACGGCGTCCGCGTGGAGTACCGCGCCCGCGTTCGCCGCGACCAGCTCGGCGCCGCCGTCGCCGAAGCGCTCGGCGCCATCGCCGACGCCACCACTCTGCACCGAGAGGACCCGCAACGATGACACCTCACACCCCGGCCCGAGCCGTAGCGCCCTTGGCCGCGGCCGTCCGCTTCGCCGCCGCCTATGCCGCCCTGTCCGCCTCGCACGAGACAGGTGACTACTTCGTCCAACGCGACATCGACGCCGTCGCCAAAGGCCGCCCCGGGCCCGCCGGCCGTGCCGCCTGCACCCGACATGTCCTGACCTACACCGCAACCCAAGCCACCGCCCTGGCGGCCGCAGACCGCTACCTCGCCCTCGGCCTGGACCGCCGCCGCGCGGCGGCCGGACTCGCTCTGTCCGCGCTCACGCACTACCTGGCCGACCGCTGCGCCGGGCACTGGGCCACCACCGGCCCCACCGCGCCGCTACTCGTCCGCGCAGTCCACGCCGCCGGCAAACGAACCTGGCTCACCCGCGCCCCGGAGGCCGCGGCGCTGGTCGACCAGGCCTGGCACAAGACATGGATCGTGCTCGCCGCGGCCGTGGCCGCCGGCCCTGCCTGACGCCGACCCGACAGCGGCCCACCCCACCCGGGCCGGGCCGCTGTCACAGGTATGGCACGGTCACGTAACTCCGGTCTGCCACACGGCGATTGCCCACATTCTGGCCCGATGAAAGATCAATTGATCGCCGCCGGGCTGGCTCTGGTCGGCGCGGCGCTGGTGGCGCTGCTCACGTGGTGGCTCACCGAGCACAGCCAGAGGAAGGCCGAGGCGGAGAAGGAACGCGCCGTCGCTGCGGCCTTGCTCGGAGCACAGTCCGACGCCTTGCTTCTCGCAGTGATCGACCTGCAAGCCGCTGCGACGGCCAATCGCATCTTCTGGGAAGGACCAGCCGAGCGAGCGCGGTCCTTCCTCCTGGCGCTGATGGCCGCAGTCGGCGGGTACGCCCGCAGCGACCCCGAGGGACCGGATTGGCGGCGATTCGGGGCGGCCTTCGGCGAGGTCGGCAGCGTACTGGGGCGCGACCGGATCGCCACCAAAACCGCGGTGTCCAGCGTGAAGGTGGAGCTCGGCCGGCTCGCCGCTGCGGCAGTCCCGCTGATGCGCCACCCCGACGCCCGTATCCGCACCGCCACCGCGCAGGTGATGGAAGCCGCGACGTCTCGCGTCGGTGACACTGAGGCGATCAACACGGCGATGGGCGAGTTCGGCGCGGCCGTCCGCGCGGTGTTCCCCTCCTGGTCCCCGGCGGCCGAGGTGGAGGCACGTTCCTGACCAACTCGGCTCGGCGAGTTCCCGCGCCCCGCCGCGCCCGGCGGGCAACCTCCCCGCGAGCCCGGCCAGCCGCTCGCGGCCCATCGTGGTCGCCTCGCCGCAGCACGTCCCCGATGCCGGCCAGCGGCCGTCACGACTTCTTCTTCGCCCCCGTGATCGACCGCACGGTGGGCTTTCTCTTGCGAGGCACGTCGTACTCCCGCGCGATCCCGCGCACGGTCTCGCTCGTCCACGGGACGTGCTCTGCCATCTCGTCGTTGGTGACCGCAGGGAAAGCACGCAGGTCTGCGGCGATGGCGGCGCGCACCGCGGTGCGCGCCGTGGCAAGGGCTTCCTCGGCGGCCGTCAGGTCGGCCAGTGCTTCGCGTAGCTGCTCGCTCGGCTCGTAGGCGCCTGGCTCCAACTGGGGGGTGTGGGTGCTCATGCCCGAAGCATGACACAACGCAGCTTGGCCAACCCAGGATGGCGCACACCCCCCACGGCCGGAGTCGCCCGCGACACACCCGAAAAACTTCTTGGCCAATTTCGTTTGGCCAAATTCATTTGGGTAATATACGAGGTGTCGGGACGAACCAACCGCCCCACCGGAGCAAGGGAGCACGACATGACCTCGACCGCCACCATCACCGCCCCCACCATCGAAGAGGCGCCCCTGTACCGCCGGGCCGAGACCCGCCTCGCCGTGGTCGGCAAGGGCAAGCGCATCCACTACTCCGCCAACGACGACACGCTGTGCGGCAAGGCGATCACCCGCTACGTCGACATCGAAGAGGCCGCAACGCTCGGCTACGAGCACTGCGGCCGGTGCATCCACGCCGCCGAAGACCGCGCGTACTCCATCAGCCTGGCGGGCGCCTCCCCGCTCATGGCCGCTCTGCACGACGTGGTCGACACCGTCGAGGCAGTCGACGCCGAGCGCGCCGCCCAGGCCGCCCCCGAGGCCGCCGCCGAGAGCGAGACCCCGGCCGAGGACGCCCGCACCGCCGCCCCCGAGGACGACGCCCCAGCCGCCGAGGTCGACGCCCCCGAGTCCCCGGCCGAGGACGACGCTGACGACGCGCAGGAGAGCGCCGGGCACTTCCCCGCCGTCGACGCTCCGGCCGACGCCGTCGACCCCACCACCATCCGCCCCGGCGACCTGGTCGAAGGTGTCATCGCCTCCAACCGCCCGGGCCCCATCCGCGTCCGCGTCGACCGCGCGCCGTGGAAGATCAACGACCGGTGCACCGTTCTGTGCGACGGGCGCGGCGTCGACGCCGTCTACACCCACACCCTGCGGATCATCGGCGACGACACCGAGCCGGACGGCGCGACCCCGGCCGACGTCCCCGCCGCCCTGGCCACCTTCGCCCGCATCGCCTCCACCCCGGCCCCCGCCGTCCCGGCCGCGCCGGTCGACGAGCCTCCGGCCGACAGCACCCCGGCCGAGGCCGCCCCCGCCTCGCCGGCAGACGAGCCGCAGCCGCAGGACGACGCCTCCGCCATCCCGGCCGACCTCATCCGCCTCTCGATCAACCCCCGGTCCGGGACCGTCCACCTCGGGGCGGTCACCGAGCACGGCCCCGCGATCATCTGCGGCCAGTACGTTTCCCCGTCCCTGGCCCCGATCGGCGACGACACCGCGCACCGTCTGTGCCCCACCTGCGAACGCTCCCTCGCCCTCTACCTGCTGGCCAACGCCGACTTCGAGCCGGAGCGCCGCCTGCCCGAAGGCACCAAGTCCACCGCCGTCGCCCACTACGTCTTCCCCGACCAGGCCCTGACGTACTGCGGCAAGACCGCCGGGGACGGCACGCCGGGCAAGAAGGCCCGGGTGTGCTCGAAGTGCGACGGCCACCGCGCCGGACTCGTCGCCTTCCGCGCCGCCACCGGCGACACCGACGCCGCGTAGGACGGCCCCACCTGGGGGGCCAGGCCGGCCACTACCGGACAGCGGTCGGCCCCGCGGCCCCCACCACCCTCCGAACCCCCCTGCCCCGCTCTGGTCCACCAGGGCGGGGCTTCGTCATGTCCGCCCCCGTCCACCTGCAAGGACCCGCGACACGCCCCGAAAAACTTTCTTGGCCAATCCCGTTTGGCCAAGCTTGCTTGGGTAATATCTGAGGTGTCGGGACGCACCAACACCAACCGGAGGACGGGGCCATGAACACCACCGCCAACACGACCGCGAAGACCGCCGCGAAGCCCGTCATCGGCCACTGCCTCCGGTGCCGCCGCGCCCTCACCAACCCCACCCCCGACGGCTACGGCCCCAAGTGCCGCGCGATGGTCCGCCGCGCGGCCCGCGCCGAGGTCGTCGCCCAGTACAAGCCGTACCTGGTCGAGAAGGCCGAGGAACTGATCGAGCAGGGCGGCCTGATCCCGCTCCGCGCGAACCGCGTCTTCCTCGCGGTCAGCAGCGACGGCAGCACGGCCTACCGCACCCACCGCGCCGCGTGCACCTGCCCGGCCGGGATCAAGGGCCAGCACGCGTGCAAGCACCGGATCGCCGCCCACCTCCTCGCGATCGCCGCCTGACGGCCCCCGGGGGGCGCCCACCCGGCGACCCCGCCCCGGCCACACCGACCACACCCCGCAGGAGGAACCCCGTGATCCAGCCCCCCACCCACTACGCCGCCTCCGCCCTCCACACCGGGGACGTAGTCGAGATCTGCGGCCGCACCGAAACGGTCGCCAAGGTCGCCACCACCACCGCGCCCGCCCTGCCCGGCTTCACCGTCGAGGTCTTCGTCACCTCCGGCCCCGCCGACGACCCGTTCCTGTTCCGCCCCGACACCCCGGTGTGGGTCATCGCCCGCCCGTAGAGCCCCGCCTCCGCCCCCAACCGCACGGGGCCAGGCCAACACCCGGCCCCACCCCTCACCACACGGAGAACACCCCCATGCCGAACACCGCCGCCGCTCCCGCGACCGTCGACTACGTCCCCACCGCCGCCGTGTCCGCCACGCTCAGGCGCGAACTCGCCACCGCCTTCCCCGGCGTCAAGTTCCGCGTCCGCACCCGGAAGGGCTCGTCCTCCCTGTCCGTCACCTGGACCGACGGCCCCAGCACCAAGGACGTCGACCAGGCCTGCGCCCCGTTCCAGGGCTCGCACTGGGACAGCTGGAACGAGACCTACCACCACACCTCGAACGCGGTCACCACCACCTACCGGGGCGTGACCTACAGCGGCAAGCCGCTGGTCGACGGCATCAACACGCACCAGGAAGTGAGCGACGACGCCCGCAGCGAAGCGGCCCGACTGTGGGCCGAAGCGCACGGCGGCCTCCAGCCCGAGGACGCGACCGGCCTGCACGGCTCCTTCCTCGCGGGCGGGTACATCGTCCGCGACGGCTGGGCACCGAACCAGGTCTTGGAGATCGCCCAGGAAGTTGTCCTGCCGCGCCGCTGGGCCACGCTCCGCCCGGCCGCCGCCCCGACGCCCACCCCGGTCGCCACGGACACCGAGAGCGCCGCCCCCGCCCCGGCCGACGTCGACGCACCTCCAGCCGACACCGCCGCCTACGCCACCGCCGCCAACGTCGGCACCCGCCCCCGCCAGTGCGACGCAACCGCCGTCGCCGACGGCCCCGACGGCCCCGACGGCGTCCGCGCCTACGTCCTCCTCGACGGCATCGGCAGCGGTGAAGAGGTCGCGGAGTGGACCCAGGCCGCCGCCGAGCACCTGGCCCGCACCGCCGCCGAGCTCGGCGACGCCGAGGCCGGCCTGCGCACCGTGTACGACGAGTACGCCGCCGACCCCGAGCGGCAAGACCGGTACGCCGCGCAGTACATGCCCAAAGCCGGTGCCGTCGTCGCTGTCCACGCCCTCGGCGGCCCTCTGTCGGTCGCGTGGAGCGGCGACGTCCGCGCCTACCTCCTGGCCGGAGGCATCGCCCAGAAGCTCACCGACGACCACAACCTGCGCCGCGTCTACCCGCCGACCGCCACCTACCCGGACGGCGGCAACCGCAACGTGCTCACGTCCTGCCTCGGCTCCGCGCGCACCGACGCCGAGTGCATCAACAAGTCCAACCACCCCGCCATCGAGGCCACCACCGTCCCCCTGGCCGGCGGCCGCCAGGCCCGCCTGCTGCTCGCCTCCGACGGCGCGTACGAACCCCACCTCGAAGCCGGACACGACCTGTTCGTGGAGCTGGACGACGACCCGTTGGCGAGCATCGCCCGCGCGTTCGTCGACGTGGCGGTGAAGACATCCCTGCGGCTCACCGAGGCCGACCGGCCCGGCGACGGCTACGCGGACAACGCCACCATCCTGCTCGCCGACCTCCCGACCACCTGACCCGCCCCGGGGCCGCCGCCCGGCGCGGCGGCCCCGCCCCCTCACCCCCCACCCGAGGAACGGAGCAACCCCCATGATCGAGATCACCCACACCCACGAACACGGCACCCTCGCCTCCGGCACATGCAAGGGCGACGGCGCAGGGCCGATCCTCAAGCCCTACGGATTCCGGTGGATGCCCTCCATCCACGTCTACGGCATCCGGGGATCCCGCGACCGCGCCGCCCGCCGCGTGGCGATCAACCAGGCCGCCAACGCCCTGCGCGCCGCAGGCTTCGAGGTCACCGTCACCATTGACGACACCCCCCGCGCCTACAACCAGGTCAAGGCCGACCGGCACGAGCGGCTGGAGGACCGCCGCGCCGCGCTGGAGGCCAAGGGCGACAAGCTCGCCGCCCGCGCCGACGCCCTGCACCGCGCCTCGGATGCGATGGTCGAGCACATCCCGCCGGGCCAGCCCGTCCTCCCGGGGAAGCGGGGCCGCGCTCACCGCAACCTCCTGGACCGGTCGATCAACACCGCGATCCGCGCCTCGCGCACCGCCGCCGAGGCCGAGCAGATCCCCGACCGCATCGCGGGCTCGTACCGGCGCGAGGCGCACCAGGAACGCCCGGACGTCACCGCCCGCCGCGTCGCCCGCCTGGAGGCCGAAGACCGCCGCCTGGTCCGCCAGCTGGACCGCCTCGGCCCCGTCACCGACGACGAACAGCGCTCCGCGTGGCGTGAGGAGATGGAGGCGCGGCGCGCGGTGATCGCCGAGCAACTGCGCGGCGACTGCGAGCTGTTGGAGCAGGCCAAGGCCGAAGGCCGCTTCGGGAAGTGGGACAAGACCAACGTCCACGCGGGGGACAAGGTCCTGCTGCGCTTCGGGTGGCGGACCGTGGTCCGGGCGAACCCCAAGACGGTGTCGGTCGAGACCGGCTACTCGTGGACGGACAAGCACGGGTGGGAGGAGATCCGGGACGTGCGGTGCTCCCACACCGAGGGGTGAGCGCCTGGCCGGCCTGTTCGCCGCAGGCCTGAGCGGACACCGGGCGGACACGATCCGGCCCGGTGTCCCGCTGTCGGCCGGACAGTGTCCCCGCAGGTCAACACCCTTGCCTCGTCGTAAGGCGGACAGCGCGTCCGCCGTGTCCGGGCAAGGGCGTCCGCGCGTCCGCCCTCGCTGTCCGCCCCGTCCGGCAGGTGTCCGGGGCACGGGGCGGCCCCGCCTCGACACTCCAAAAACTTTCTTGGCCAATTCCGTTTGGCCAAGTTAATTTGGGTAATATTGGAGGTGTCGGGACGGAACGGACCGCCCCACCAACACCCGGAGGCCACGATGACCCCTCGTCCCCCCACCACCATCCAGGCCGCCGCGCTCCTCGCCGCCCTGGCCGACGACTACAACCGGGTCACCCCGGCCACCGCCAAGTCGACCCGCCAGGCCCTGCTGGTGTGCGGCTGGAGCGAGGGGGACCTGAACTTCGCCAAGCTCACCGACGCCGGAATCCTCCGCGCCATCCAGGTCGCCGAGAACCGCAACCGGTTCTGGCACGAGACCCGCGCCCCCCTCGTCCTCCCGGACCTGAGCGAGCGCCACCTGCGGACCGTCCAGGAAGCCGCGAACAAGTCGATGCTGCCGCAGACCGTGTGGCCGTCCCGCTTCTACGGCAAGGACTTCGTCGGCAAGGACTGCCTGGTCACCTCCAGCGCCATGGGCTACACCGTCCCCTCCGACGCCGCCCCCGACACCGCCCCCCTGCTCACCGTCCTGCCGGTCGGGTACTACCCGCCGCTGCCCGAGGACGAGGCGGCCTGACCGCCCCCCGTGCCCGGCGCCGCTCGCGCCGGGCACGGCCCGCACCACCACCTCGCCGACGAAGGGACCGCCGATGATCACCACCGCCCCCACCACCCCCCGCGCGACCGCCTTCCAGCGCGAGATGGCCCGCGACGCCCTCCTCGTCCACGACTCCGGATGCTGCACCGCCGACGCCCGGTGCCGCCTCGGCGCCTACCTGGAAACCGTCCTCGACGCCGCCCCCGCCCCCGACGTCCGCGCCGTCGACACCGCGCCCCGGGCGCGCACCGCCGGGGCCGGGCGCTCCCGCCGCACCGCCCGCGCCGACGTCCCCACCGTGCCCCAGATGACCACCCTCACCCGGCTCCTGGACGAGCTGGCCGACGCCACCGGCGAGGCCGCCAAGCACCGCGACAACGCCAAACTGTTCCTCGCCAACGGCGACATGACCTTCCACCTGGCCAGGCTCTACCTGGACCGCCTCATCCCCGCCGCCCGTGCCCTGCGCGCCGAGGCCGCCGCCGCCCGCGCCGCCAACGACCAGGCCGCCGCCCAGGCCGCCGCGGCCCTGGAGCCGGGCATGTACGCCCGCGACGGCAACGTCTACCGCGTCGTGCTCTCCGAGGCCGGCCGCCTGTACGCCAAGGTCTGGGCCGAAGGCGACGACGACACCCCGGCCCGCTTCGAGTTCGCCCCCGGCGCGATCCGCGACCTGCGGCCCGAGCACCGCATGTCGATCGAGGCCGCCAAGACCTACTCCCGCCGCATCGGCGCGTGCTGCGTCTGCGGCAAGACGCTGACCAACGCCAAGAGCATCGAACGCGGCATCGGCCCCGTGTGCGCCGGAAACGTCTGACCCACCCTCGTCCGCGGCCGCCCGTCCGCCGGGCGGCCCCACCCCCACCACCGCCCCGGAGGCTACCCGTGCCCACCCCGCTCACCCTCGCCCCGGCCGTCGCCACCACCCGCCCCACCGTCGACGGCATGCGCCCCATCCCCACCCCCTACGACCCCGCCCGCCTTACCTTCGTCCCCGCCGCCGAGCTTCGCCCCGGAGACCTGGTCGTCGGCGACCTCGGCGCCCGCGCCGGCCGCGCGGGACACCTCCGCCACGGCGACTGGATCGCCGCCCCCTACGTCGCCCAACCCGGCCCGTTGCGCCCCGACTGCGCCCCGTGCGCCGCGTGGATGAACGGCTACACCGGCCCCGCCGTCGTCACCTTCCCGCACGTCCCCGAGGACGCCGCCGCCCTCATGGCGATCATCCCCGCCCCGCCCGGGTACGCCGCCCCGCCCGAACCCTGCCTCCACACCTGCACCTGCACCCGCGGCTTCCTCCCCACCGCCGCCCGCTATTCCCCGCCGTCCCGGTGCTGGCACTGCCACGGCATGCCGTGCCCGGACTGCACCACCTCCGACACCAACACCCACTGAAAGGCCCCCGATGCGCCACCTCCGCGACCTCCTCCAGCTCATCCGCGGCTACGCGAACACCCCCGGCTTCTGGGCCGGATACCTACTCACCGCCGCGTACCTCGCGTACGCCGCCCGGCACACCGTCACCTGACCCCGCCCTCGTAACCCGCGCCGCGCCCCCGCCCCGGGGACGCGGCGCCTTAGCGTGCGCCAGCTGGCCCACACCACGGCCGCGCGGCCACCGCAACGAGCAACCCACCGGCCACGCTGGACCCGTGGACCTCCCCGACGAACCGATGCTCGCCGCGCCCACCCACACCTGGGCTCTGCCCCCGGACGGCTCGGTGGCCGCCGAACCGAAGTGGGACGGATTCCGTGCCTTGGCCGGACGGTACGACGACGGCACGCCCGTGATCCGCTCCCGCAACGGCACCCACCTGGCCCGGTACTTCCCCGACGTCGCCGACGCCCTCGCCGCCCAGCTCGCGCCCGCCAGCCTGCTGGACGGCGAGCTGCTGGTGTGGTCCGGCGGCCGGATCTCCTTCGACCGGCTCTCGGCCCGCTTGAACCGCACGCCCCGCACCGTCGCCGCGCTCGCCGAACGCGAGCCGGCCAGCCTCATGGTCTTCGACGTCCTCCACCTGGACGGCACGCCGCACCACGCCCGCCCGTACCGCGCCCGGCGCGCCGTGATCGAGGACCTGTTCGCCTCCGGCCGCGCCCGCCCCCCGCTGAACCTGTGCCCGTCGACCACCGACGAGGCGACCGCGCGCGGGTGGCTGGAGCAGTGGGGGCCGGACAACGTCGAAGGCCTGGTCCTGAAACCCACCCGGAGCAGCTACCTCCCCGGACGGCACCGCGGCGGGTGGCTGAAATGGAGGCTGCGGGACTCCCGCGAGGCCGTCATCGCCGCCGTGACCGGCCCACCCTCGCGGCCCGGCATCGTCCTCCTCGGCCGATGGGACGAGGCCGGACAACTGCGGTACCTCGGCCGCACCGCGCGACTCGCCGAAGTCCAGGCGCGAGCCGTGGCCGCCGCGCTCCGGCCGGCCGCGCCCGGCCACCCCTGGGAAGGCTGGACCTTCACCGTCTCCTGGGGATCCCGCGACAAGCTGACGGTCCGCCTGGTGGAACCCGACACGGTCGCCGAGGTCAGCGTCGACGTCTCCCGCCTGTCCGGCGGCACCTGGCGCCACAGCGTGCGATGGACCCGGCTGCGCCCCGACCTGACGCCCGCCGACCTGCCGCCGTTCAGCGACGACCGATAGCGCCGAGCCCGGGGCCACTCGGCCCCAGGCCCGGCGCCCGGCCTCAACGCCGGTGCCGGCGGAAGCGCACGCACCTCAGCGCGAGCACGACGACGAGCGCGCTCAGCGCGCGCGGCGCGTGCGGCTCGGCCAGGCAGGCCGCGCCGAGCGCGTTCGCGCGCAGCACCTCGTACATCTCGGGGCGCCGGTACTCCACCGGCACGGACTTCCACTGCTGTGGTTCCATGGACACCGTCCTCTCGTTACTTCACCTGGTGGCGACGCGGACAACAGAGGGGCCACCCCCGCAATGGGTGGCCCCTTCCGCGCTCGTGCAGATGACGGTACGCCGCTTGAGCACAGGGCACTTGACCTCCAATCCGGTACCGCGAACCACCAACTGGCCTTGTACGCAGGGGCGTTAAAGGTTTCCTCCGCGAACTCCGCTATCCTTTAACGCCCTGACCTGCGGTTTCTCCCATCAGATACCCGGGTAACTTTACAAATTCTTTACCGAATTTGCTCAGTCGAACCCGTCTCTCCACGCCTGCGAGTACAGCACCGGAGCCGTGAGTCACCACCACGGGGACCAGCCACCCGCAACGGCACCGCGCTGGACGCACGTCAGCCAGCGCCACCCGAGCCCGTACATACGCACACAATGTCCGGTATGAGCCACCTTCACCGCCCCGGCCACGACCACCGCCACGACGTCGACCGCGCCCGGCGCCACCTGTTCCGCGCCCCCGGCCTCACCCCCTGCCCCCTGTGCCGCCACCCGCGAAGCGCTCACGCCATCGAGGACGGACACCCCGTGTGCACCCGCGGCGCCGGCCACCGCGTCGCATGCCGCCACTGCGCCGAGCTGCAAGCCCGCCTGCCCATGACCGCCATGGTCACCGAGCTGCGCCGCGCCTTCGCCCGGCCGCCGCTGCCGACGTCCCTCGTCCTCACCGGAGACGCCGCGTGACCGCCACCCCGGCCGCGCCCGGCCTCGACAACATCGACGCCCTGCTGGACGCCGCCACCGCCCAGCTCCCCCCGCTCGACCTGGCCGCGCTCCTCGCCTCCCAGCGTGCAGCCGCCAGCGCCCCGCAGACGCCCGAGGACGTGATCCCGGCCCCCACGTTCCCCCGCGACCCCACGCGCCCGTCGTGGACCTGCCCTGTCGCCCGCTACGCCTGCCCGCGCGGATGCGGCTGGTTCCACGACGAGCCCACCGACGACGGCGCCCAGCTCCGGATCGTGGTCCCGGTCGACCCGACCCCCGACGACGTCACCGCCGCGATCACCACACGCGCCGACGCCCGCGCCGAGCAACTGCGCGCCCGGATCCAGGAAGCCGTCATCGGCCACCTGGCCGACGCCCACCCCGAGCCCTGACACCACGGCGGCCGGCGCCCGGCTCGCCCGCCAGGCACCGGCCGCACAATCCCCTCACGCCTTGCTGCTCTTGCCCCCCGCCTTGATCCGCGCGATCTCCACCTTGGCCCGCGCGATCACCGCCACGACGGCCACGACCGCCGCCCCCAGCAGCACGAACACAAACGCCGTCGTACCCGCCACGTGAACCACCCCTCTCGCTCACCAGGCACAACGACCCCGCCCCCGAACCGATGTGCGCCCCGTAGACCGTACGGAGCTGCCTCAGTCCTCGGCCGTGAGCTGCGCGATCCGGTAACGGGCGTCCGTCTCGCTGACGGCCCCGGTCTCGACCTCGTGCTCGATACCGGCGACCTCCTGCTCGATACAGGCGTCACAGTCCCCGCAACCGTCGTCGGGCGGCTGGGCGCCACAGTCGGTGTAGCCAGGGTCGAACGCGCTCCGCATGATCACTCCAAGGTCTTGCTGCCGCCCGCACCCGAGCGGTCTGGCCGTACCCCCGCCGCACACGAGGCCGGCGAGACTGGCAACGGTGGCCGCTTACGCCGCCGGAGTCCGCTGGACCTCCGACACGCGCACCGACCGAATGTCGGCGATCTTCCCGTTCTGGATCTCCACGTCCAACGGCGCGATGTCGCCCGCCTTGGACTTCCCCACCCCCAACTTGTCCGCCGTGATCCCCGTGTTGCCCAGGTGGTCACCGTCCTTGTCCAAGAACTCCACCTGCGCGAAGTAGTCCGCCGGCTCCTTGCCGTGGTTCGTCACCACGTAATGCACGACGTACGCCCGCGGCCCCCACACCGGGTGGTCCTCCACCCCGGCCTTCACGATCTTCACGTCCGACTGCATGCGCGGCGCGGCCTGCGAGGCCGGCGAGCTCGGGCTCTCCGAAGCCGACGCCGTCACCGAGACCTTCGGGGACGAAGCGGCGTCGTCCCCTCCCGACGAGTCGGACGACGAACACGCGGTCAGCGACGCCGCCACGACAGCAACGAGCACGGCAGCGAGACGAACAGGACGGGACACGCGAGACCTCCGATAGCCGAACGAAGCAACCGACCGTAGCGGCGCCATCGACACGGCGTGATCAATTCGCGCCGGGTCACCCCGAACGAGCCATGCTGACCAGGGCGTTGACCCCCAATCACTGATCAATCACACAAAAGGTGCGCCCAGCCGCTACCCTGGCCCCGTGCGACACGTCTACGAGTGCCCCAACTGCCGCGTCATCGGCGACCCCCGGGTCACCCGGGCCGACGCCGCGAGCGACCGCACGGCCCACCGCAAGCGCGCCCACCACGGCCTTGCCCCCACCGGCCTCGGCCACAGCCCGGCCGACTCGATCCAGGCCGTCCCCGGCCTGCTCAGCCAGCTCGCCCGCGGCGCCTTCGCCGACCTCGCCACCGCCGGCCAGCGCCGCCAGCCCACCAAGGCCCGCGCCGCCTCGGCCACCAACACCCGCGCCGAACGCCTCGCCACCGTCGCATTCTTCGCCGTGCTGGTCGTCGTCCTCGTCGTGATCACGAGGTAACCTCGACCCCGGCGCGACAGGCCACGGCACAGCAGGAAGCCCCACCCGACTCAAGCGGGTGGGGCTTCTGCACGCTCGGAGTGGCGGCCGCATGCGCAATCGGATGCTACGAATGCCAGATATCGGCTGGCCCGCCCATGCTGCTTCCAGAGTGGATCGTAGGACTGGCGGCCTTGACCGCCGCTCGGCCGCCATTACTCAGCCGCCGATCCCTCCGCCGCCTCGCCATCCTTCTTGGGCCGGCTTGACCATGTGCCGGAGTGCCCACGCAGGATGTCTTGAACTGTGCCCAGAGACACGCCGACACGGTCCGCGATCTTCCGCAGGGAGAGCTTCTGATCGCGCAGGTCACGAACGGTCTGGTCTCGGACCGCCCGGAGCCGCGGATTCCGATCGCGCTGATCTTTGAACAGGGCACTCACCGCCCGCGCACGGGCAACCGGGTCCTCCATCGCCTCGACGGCATCTAGTGCTTCAAGCACCCGCTGCGCCTCCTCGTCACCTTCGTCAGTCACACCCGAACCTCTCGCCGGGCGGGTTACTTGCTTCACTGTATGGTATTCCATACAGTGGTTTCAGCGGCCCCGCCGCATCAGCACAAAGCCCCGGCTTCGTGGTTGCACACGAAGTCGGGGCTGCTGAGAACGACGCCGCCCGGTGGTTGCACACCGGGCGGCGCCTCAACCCCGGCTTCGTGGTTGCACACGAGGCCGGGCCAGCCAAGCACCTGCTACGAACAGGGAGCTCGACCGATGAAGCATCTTTCCACCTCGGCCTCGCCGGCGTCCGGCGACCCGACGCGCCGTCTCGCCGTGATCGGTTTCGTCCGCAAGTCGGGCGACGGCCGCACCACCACCGTCACGATCACGCCCCAGGGCGGCCGCAGCGTCACCACCACTGCGGGCGGTGCGCGATGAACGGCCCCGGCGTCCACGACCCGAAGACGTGCCCGCTGTGCTCGCAGGTGAGGCACCCGTCGCAGGCCGCAGCTCGGCGCCACCTGGTCGAGCACCCGCTGCCGACCCAGAAGACGGGCGGTGCGTGATGTGGGGCGACGACGCGAACGACCGCGTCATCCCGGCCATCCCCGGCCCGCGCGCCGCAGACGACGCGCCGCAGTGCTGCGGCCGGCCGATGAAGCGCGACGGCGCCCAGTACGTGTGCTCGCGGTGCCGCGGGTTCTACCAGCCGGGGAGGCGCGGATGAGCGCCGCCGACGAGCTGGCCAAGGCCCGCGACGACTACGCCAGGGGCGCGGCCCAGCGGACCGCCGAGGCCCGCCCCGACGCGGACGCCCGCGCGTCCGGCGCCGAGGCCGCCCAGGCGGACCGGGGGCCGCGATGACCGCCCGACTGCGGCGCACCGCACGGGCCGTGGCCCGGCTGGTGACGCGCGCGTCGACCGACTGGCAGTGCGAGGAGTGCAGCCAGTGGTTCACCAGCGAGACGCCGTCCCAGCGCTGCCCGAACTGCTCCTGACACCCCGCTGACCGGCCGGGCCTGCGCCCCCCTTCGCAGGCCCGGCCCCAACCCGGCCGCGCCCCAGCGTGATGCCGCCGGATCGACTCCGGCCCCGGCCACTCGCCCCACCCGCCCGCAACCGTCACGGAGGAACCGCGATGAGCACCCCCGGCAACCTGCCGGACACCCCGTCCGGACAGCCCCGGATCCCCGGCGTCCGGTACCGCACCGAGACCCGTGAGCGGCTGGTGCCCGAAACCGTCAACGGAGAGACCCGCCTGGTCCCCGAGACCTACCAGGTCGACGTGCCCGTGCCTCCCCGCGACATGGACCGGATCATTCTGCGCGCGGTCACCTGCGTGGCCGTGCTCGTGACCGGCCTGTCGGTCGCGTGGACGACGTCCGGGATCGGCGCGCTGCTCGCCCCCGTCGTCCCCACCGCCGTCGCGTACGGGGCTGCCCTGGTGTTCGATGCCGCCTGGTTGTGCTGCCAGGCCCTTGAGTGGCTGGAGCGGTACGACCCCAAGCGGGCCAGCGTCGCCCGCGGCGCGGGGTGGGCCGCGCTGGTGATCGCGGTCACCGCGGTCGTCGCCCACGGTGTCGACGTCGGCGACTCGGTCGGAGGCAGCGTCGGCGCAGCCGTGTCGGTCATCGCCAAGGGGCTGTGGGTCGTCGTCCTGCGGCACTACTCGGTGCCGCTGGGAGAGCGCGTCGGCGGGTGGCTGCTGCTGCGCCGCCGCGAGGTCACCGCACAGCGTGCCCTGTCGGGCGAGCTGCGGCGCCTGGCGGCCGACGAGGCGTATTCGCGCGCGGTGTTCGGGGACCTGGCCGCATCCGCCGCACAGGCGACCACCGGCGCGGACCTGGACCCGTCGGTCGCGCCTCCGGCTCCGCCGGTCGTTCCGCCGTCCCCGGCCCCCGGCCCGATGCCGTCGAACGTGACCCGGCTCGACACCGGCAACCCGTCCATCGCGGACACCATCCGCGACTGCCTCGCGCACGGCACAACCGAGACGCCCGACATCGTCGCCCGCGTCCGCGAGGTCCACGGCGACAGCGACACCCTCGACAAGACCGTCGCGCGCACCCTCCGCCGCATCCGGAAGGGGAACGCGTCATGACCCTTCTCGCCCTCGCGGCCGTGGCCGTCGTGGTCGTCCTGGTCCGCCGCCGCCTGTCCAACCGCCCCGGCCCCGGGGCATCGGCGGCGGCCCGCGCCCGCGAACTGCGGACCCCGCTCGTGCGGCTCGCGGACGCGGCCGGCATCACCACCGCCCGGGGCCGCCAGGCCGCGCAGTACCGGGCGGGGGCAGACGGCGAGCGCCGCACCGCCGTGCGCCTGGCCGAGCTGGAGCGCGAAGGGTGGACGGTCCTGCACGACCGCGCTCTGCCCGCCTCGCGCGCCAACGTCGACCACCTGGCCATCGCCCCGGGCGGGGCCGTGTTCGTCCCCGACTCCAAGCGGTGGTCGTCCCGGTTCCGCGTGCGAGTCGTCGGCGGCCGGGTCCTGCACGGCAACGTCGACGTCACCTCGCGCCTGGCCGGCCTGCGGTACGAGACCGCCGCCGTCGCCCAGCTCCTCGGCGTCCCCGTCGTGCCCGTCGCCGTGATCCACGGCGCGCCCGTCGAGTACGGCGAGCTGCACCACGACGGCGTCCTGATCATCCCCGCCGACCGCCTGTGCGGCGTTCTGCGCGACCTCGGCGCCGACCCCGGCCCGGTCCCTCACCCCCAACTCGCGGCACAGGCCGAGCGGCTGCTGCCCCCGTACACCCGGAGGAACCCGTGACCCCCCTCGGTGACGACGAGCGCCGCATCGGCCGCCGCCTGCGCCGCCTCGTGGACGGGCCGACCGCGCACGACGCGCGCGCCCGCACGCCCGGACACCCGGACAGCCCGGCGGACACCGGGGCGGACACCCGCCCGGACACCGCCCCTTCGGCCGCCCCCGCGGCGGAGACCGGCACCGGACACGGCGGACAGGCCACCGTCCGCCGCCTGGAAACCGCCCGGACAGCCCGTATCCGCCGGGCATCCGCCCGCCCGGACGGCGTCCAGCGCGGCGGCGGACGCTACCCGGACTGGCGACGCGGCGACCTCGCGGACATCACCCTCACGGCCCCCACGGACACCCCGCGTCCGCCCGCCACGGACACCCCGGCGGACACGGCGGACGCCCCGGCCCAGGACACGGCGGACACCGTCGCGGACGCCCCGGACGCGGCCGGACCGGAGCAGCCCGCGAAGAGCCGCCGACGCCTGCGGCTGATCAAGACCGCGCCCGCGCCGGCCGCCGCGCCGGTGCCGCCCGAGCTCGCGGTCGACGAGCCCGCCGACGACGGCGAGGCGGCCCCGGGCGCGCCGGCGAACGTGACCAAGCGGCCCGGCGTGGCCGCACGGTGGGCACACTCCGACCTGGCCGACGACGGCCGCCTGCGGTTCCTGTTCTTCAACGGCACCGCCGCCGGGGTCGGGTACGCCCTCGGCCTGGTGCCCCGGCTGGAGCGCTACCTGCCCGCCTCGGCCCAGTCAGCCACCGGCACGATCGCCGCCGTCCTGGCCCTGGTCGCAGCCGTCGCGGTGTGGCGCTTCACCCGCATCCCGTACGTCCGCGACTACCTGCCCATGGCCCAGGTCACCCGGCCGATCATCACCGCCGGAGCCGCCGAGGTCGCCCGCCGCCTCGCCCCGGTCGCCGTGTCCTATCCCGACCGGTACGGCACCCGCTACGGCCTCGACGCCCACGCCGTCTCGCTGCTCCTGACCTGCGGCGGCCTCGCGTTCGGCCTGTGGTGGTTCATCGACCGCCGCACCGTCGCCGCCCGCTGGTGGTGGGGAGCCCGGTGGATCGCCCGCATCCCCCTGGCCTCCGTCGTCCTGGCCACCGCCCTGTACGCCCCCGGCAACACCGTCTGAGAGGCCCCACCGTGCACCCGATTCTCGCCGCACCCGCCACCGTGGGCGGCGTCAACGGCGGACAGTTCCTCGGCACGATCTCCGTGTCCGGCCTGGCGCTCGGCGCCGTGACCGCCCTCATCCTCGGTGTCCGCGGCTCCGACCGCATCAAGATCAACACCAAGGACAAGGCCGCGTGGTGGGGCATCATCACCGGCACCCTGTGCATCGCCGCCGAAGGTACTTGGGCCGACCTGGCCACCACCATCAACAGCCTCCCCACCTCCGCCTTCAGCGCCTCCAGCGGACTCGGCAACCCCGAGCAAGGCGGCATCGCCCTCTTCCTCACCCTCTGCGCCTTCGGCCCCCGGTGGAAGAAGCTGATCTGGCCCGCCCTGTTCGGCATCGCAGCCTCCGTCACCTACGCCACCGCAGGCGGCGTGTGGGGCATCCTCGTCAACTTCATCCGCGTCCCCATCGGCCAGCTGGCGTCGTGATGACCGTCCGCGACGAGATCACGAGCTTGTTCCGCGGCGTCCCCGTCCGAGCGATCCGCCACGACATCGCCCTCGGGACACACGTCCTGGTGCGCGCCGGAGCCAGGCACGCCCGCCGCGCCATTACCGCCGGAATCCGCGCCGCAGCAACCCGCCCCGACACCCCGGCCCCGGCCCGCGCGCCTGCGGCCAAGAGCACCCCGGCCGCCGACACCGACGCCGCCGCAACCACCGCGGCGTCGGCCCCGGCGGGGAAGCAGACCCCGGCCGCCCCCGGGAAGAAGGCCACGCCCAAGGCGGACACCGGCGAAGCCATCGCCCTGGCCGTGCTCACCCTCGGCGCCGTCGCAGCCGCCGCAGGCGGACTCCTCGCCCCCCTTGCACACCGCCTCACGCCGTACCTGACCGCCCGGCACGTCCTCGACGCCGTCGTGCTGCTCGCCGCCGCGTGGTCGGTCGCCGCCTACTTCGCCGCGCGCCGCCACCCCCACTACAAGCCGCGCCTCACCGGCCCCGCACCGGCCGCCGCACAGCCCCCCGTCGAGCCAGCCAACGACGCCTCCGAGCCGGGCGGCGAGGACCTCGTCGAGCGCGACCGCGCGGCCCTGCTCGACCTGCTCGAACGGGTCACCCGCGGGCGCAACGGCGTGCACCTGGACGAGCTGTTCCTGCACACCTCCCGCCACCCCTACTTCGCCACCGTCCCGCGCCCCCAGCTCGGCGCCCTGGTGCGGGGGCTCGGAGTGCCCGCCCCGCGGTCCATCACGGTGGGCGGAATCAGCGGCCGCACGGGGGTCCGCCGGGCCGACGTCCTGGCCCTCCTCCCCACCGTCGCCAAGGCCTCGCCCGGACCGCTCTCTCTCCCACTCTCTGGCCCGCCTGACCTGCGCAAATCTCTGGCCGCTCTCGGCGGCTCTCGGCCCGACTCTCGGGAAACCGAGAGCACCGAATGACCCCTCGATGGAAGGAACCCCACATGGCCCTCCCCCTGCTCTGGGAAGACGCCCCCACCCCGCGCCACTGCGGCAAGCCGCTCGTCCATGACGCCGATGGGTTCTGGTGGTGCCAGGTCTGCGCGGGCTACCTCGAAGTGAGCGACGCCCTGTGGCACCAGGTCTACGGCGGGGACCTGGAAGCGGTCGGAGCCACGCTCCGGGCGACCTACGCGAGCCGATCCGCCACGCCCCCACGCAACCCCCAGCTCGGGCGCCGCTGATCCCCCATGCCCCGGGGCGGCCGACAGCCGCCAAGCATCCGGCCGCCCCGGTCCACCCATCCCGTTGAGCGAGACAGGACAAACCATCATGGCACTTCCCTCGATGCCCACACGCGACCCGCGCCCCGGCGACGAACCCCACGCCCGCGAATTCGACCCCGCCACCGGCGGGTGGACCCGCCCCGTTGCCACCCCCACCCCGGCCCGCAACGAGCAGCAACCCGCCCGCCGCTAACCACCCCGCCCCACAGGCCCGGTCCGGCACCCTCCCGGTGTCGGACCGGCCCCTACCCTTGTTGCGATCGGAATGGAGGCCGCCACCGTGGACGGAACAACCCCCATGGACATCGCCCGCCGCACCTC